AATTCAGACTTTTGAATGACGATTGCGTGGAAGCAGTAGTCCAAGACCCAAGAGGAATAAGTCGTGCATAAATTTTGCCCGCATTGCAAAGTTGATAAACCAGTATTTGATTTTCATAAGGATCAAAGATCAGCTACTGGCTATCAGGTTTATTGCAAAGTGTGTAAAGCAGAAATGCAACGAAATAGTCCTACGCGCAAAACTGTGGTTGCAAAATACAGAGAGGCAAACAAAGAAATTTGCAATGCTCGATCTGTTGCAACACAGAAAAAATATCGAGAAAAGTACACTAAGAAGATGGCAGATTGGATAACAAAAAACCATGAGCATGTTCTTGAGCGCCGCAGAAAACACTATGCGGCAAACAGTTCTCGAGAAATTGAGCGTGTGCGTCGCAGGCAAGGACGCATCAAAGGTCAGATGCAATTAACGGCAGGGCATCAAGCAGAAATTGATGGTTTATACATGTTTTGTCAGATATTCAAAAGCTTTGAGGTGGATCACGAAATCCCACTTAATGGCAAAAAAGTATCTGGATTACATGTGCCAAATAATCTGCAAATCTTGCCCAAACGTGAAAACCGATCCAAAGGAAATCGGTTTGAATGTTAACAAAGGAGAAACACATGGCAGAACAAGACATGGAAGAGTTTAAGTTCCCTGACGAAGCCGAACCAAAGGCAGAAGCCAAGGAAGAGTTTGACTTTGAGATTGAAGACGATACGCCGCCGGAGGATCGGAACAAAGAGCCGATGCCCAAGGAGATCGTTGACGAGCTAGACAAAGACGAACTTGAGGAGTATTCGGAGTCGGTCAAGCTACGCCTGAAGCAGATGAAGAAGGTGTATCACGACGAGCGCCGGGAGAAAGAGCAGGCATTGCGTGAGCAGCAGGAAGCTATCGCATACGCCCAGCGGATTCTAGAAGAGAACAATGCGCTCAAGAGCCGGCTTACACAGGGCGAACAGGCGTTTGTTGCCACAGCCAAATCTGCGGCAGAGCTAGAGTACGACGCGGCCAAGAAGGCATACAAAGATGCCTACGACCTTGGTGATGCTGACGCAATGATTGAAGCGCAGGAGAAGTTGAACCGCGCGCAGTACAAGCTACAGCGGGTGGCGGACTTTGTTCCGTCTAGACAAGAGCCAGAAACTCCTGTACAAGCTGTTGCCAATCCAGCACCTCGTCCTGACCAAAGGACACTTGCGTGGCAAGAGCGCAATCAGTGGTTTGGTAAAGACGAGGAAATGACCAGCTTGGCTCTGGGCTTGCATCAGAAGTTGGTCTCTCAGTACGGGGCGTCATATCCGTCCACCGACGAGTACTGGAGCAAGGTTGACGACACCATGCGTCGTCGATTCCCAGAGTATTTTGAGCAACGGGAAGAAGCCCCTGCGCAGGATACAAAGCCCCAGCGCGAGAAGCCCGCCCCGGTAGTAGCACCTGCAACGCGTAGCACCGGATCCAAAAAGATCGTGGTGAAGCAATCGGCAGTTGCCATGGCCAAAAAACTTGGTGTGCCGTTAGAGCGATACGTACAGGAAATGCAAAAACTGGAGGTGAGAAATGGCTGAAAATCGTATGCCCCGTAGTACCGAAAGCCGTAACCAAACGCAGCGTCCCCAGCAGTGGATGCCGCCGGAGCTTCTGCCAGAACCAGATAAGCAGCCGGGTTACAAATACCGTTGGATTCGCGTGATGCTTACAGGCCAAGCAGACGCTCGCAACATCTCTTCCAAAATCAGAGAAGGTTGGGAGCCAGTCAAGGTCGAGGAGCAACCGCAGTATGCACTGCTAGTCAATGGCGAGGGACGGTGGAAAGACTGCGTCCAAGTCGGCGACGTGTTGTTGTGCAAGACCCCAGAGGAGATGGCCGAGCAGCGTAACAACCATTACCTGAAACAATCGGAGCAGCAAATCCGGGCGGTGGACAACAACCTGATGAAGCAAAACGACCCACGTATGCCGCTATTCAAGGAGTCGAGTTCATCGACAACGCGAGGTGGCGGTTAAACTTATTGGAGTTATCAATGGCATATCCTACTGTATCGAAGCCTTATGGGCTTCAGCCGATCAATTTGATCGGCGGTCAGGTGTACGCCGGATCGACTCGCCTATTCCGTATTGCTAGCGGCTACGCCACCAGCATTTACTACGGCGATGTGGTCAAACTCAATTCCGATGGCACTGTTGTCAAGGATACGGGTACAACCACGGCGACCCCGGTTGGCATCTTCCTAGGCTGCACTTACACGAACCCGTCCACCAAGCAGAAGTTGAACTACCAGTTTTACGCTGGCGGTACAGCTGCTGACGACATCCAGGCTTACATCGTGGATGACCCGGACGTCCTGTTCAAAGTTGCTGCTGTTTCTACCGGTACTACCGTTGCTTTCTACAGCTCGGAGCAGATCGGCCTGAACGCTGCACTGGTACAGAACAATGGTTCTAACACCACAGGCGATTCGCAAGTTGCAATTCTTGGCACCTCGTTTGCCACGACTGCATCTCTGCCGATTCGTGTTGTCGACATTGTCCCTGACACGTCGAACAGCTCGAACGGTTACTGCGAGTTCATTTGCAAATTCAACGCACCGTACATTGTTAGCACCGCGTCCATTAACTTGGCTGGCGCAAACACGGTAACCTCGACGGTTACAGGCGGTCATGCGTATTTGAACCCGACCGGTGTTTAAGGAGTAAGACATGGCTATTTCACGCGCACAACTACTGAAAGAGCTACTGCCTGGCCTGAACGCACTGTTCGGCATGGAGTACGCTCGTTATGGAGAAGAACACAAGGAGATCTACGAAACAGAGACCTCCGAGCGTTCGTTCGAAGAAGAAACCAAGCTGTCTGGCTTTAGTGCCGCGCCGGTCAAGAACGAAGGTTCTGCGATCCGGTACGACAACGGTCAGGAAGCTTGGACTGCACGATACAACCACGAAACCATCGCTCTGGGTTTCTCGCTGACCGAAGAGGCCATCGAAGACAACCTGTATGACAGCCTGTCGGCTCGTTATACCAAGGCGCTGGCTCGTGCGATGTCGTACACCAAGCAAGTCAAAGCGGCAGCAGTACTGAACAACGGCTTCTCGTCTAACTACCCCGGTGGTGATGGCGTGGCTCTGTTCAGCACACAGCACCCGCTGGTATCTGGTGGCACCAACAGCAACACTCCGTCGACCCAAGTTGACCTGTCTGAAACCGCGTTGGAAAACGCAGTCATTCAGATTGCAGCTTGGACTGACGAACGTGGCCTGCTGATTGCCGCTCGTCCCCGCAAGCTGATCGTGCCACCGGCACTCCAGTTTGTGGCAACCCGCCTGTTGGAGACCCAACTGCGTCCGGGAACCAATGACAACGACGTGAACGCGATCGTTAACAACGGTTCGATCCCGGAAGGCTATACGATCAACCACTTCTTGACCGACACGAACGCATGGTTCCTGACCACTGACGTTCCAAACGGCATGAAGCACTTTGTTCGTATCCCGTTGCAGAACTCCATGGACGGGGACTTCGATACCGGTAACGTCCGTTACAAGGCGCGTGAGCGTTATTCGTTCGGATGGTCGGATCCTCTGGGTATGTTCGCATCCCAGGGTGCTTGATAGAAGGGGGCTTAAACGCCCCCTTTTTTCATAGATTTATGCTATAACGCAGTAATTCCGGGAATACCGGGTGTGGCAAACAGTCCCGGCTGACGTCAAGCAGATTGCCATACCGAACTCGCTTGAGAGGACAATTCGATGGCTGTATCTACTACCCAAAGCATTTGGCGTTCGGGCGGCGGTGACTCAACTCGCCAAGCCTATTGCGGCACCGGCGTCATGGCAGCAACTTTCTATGTTGCAAACGCGGCAGTCTCTGGCAACGTTGTTGTTGCACAAGGTCAGACTGCTGAACTCATTCTTCCTGCAAACGCAGTTGTCACGCATGTGATGATCACAGACGCGCTGGTATCCGGCACGATGAACGTTGGCTACGTCACTGTAGACGGTGCGACCAACAACAAGTCGTATCTGGCAAACGGTGCTTCTGCTGTTGCAACTATCACTCCAGGATCCACTGGCAACGGTGCTGGTCTGGGCTTGGTGATGAGCGCAACCAAGAACGTGGTGATCACAAGTGAGAGCAAGAGTGCTGCTACCGGCAACGTGGGTGGCATCATTTTCTACTACGTCACCGACTACCTGTTCGGTCAGCAGAACAACTGATAGGGGGCCAGAATGGCTCAACAAACAGACGTAAAAGCGCAGAGTCGTGGATCGTCGGGAGTAATTTTTGAAGGCCGAACTCGTGTGAAGGGCATGATTATTGCCCCGACATCGAGCGCCGGTAACGTAACTATCCAAGACGGTGGCACAAACGTGTTCACTGTGCAGACTGTTGCGAACGGCGAGGCTTTCAACTGCTTGATTCCTGCGGACGGCATTGTCTTTTATACAAACGTGACGGTGACGTTGGTTAACACATCTGTGACGGTGTTCTATGGCTAAGTCTCCGGCGTGGACGAGGAAAGAGGGAAAGAATCCCGAGGGCGGATTGAACGCCAAAGGAAGAGCCTCTGCGAAAGCGCAAGGCATGAACTTGAAACCTCCCCAGCCGGAAGGCGGCGCGCGCAAGAAATCCTTTTGCGCCAGGATGGAAGGCCACAAACGCAAAAACACAAGCGCGAAAACTGCGAATGATCCAAACAGCAGAATTAACAAAGCCTTAAGAAAATGGAAATGTTAAGTTGCACAAAATGCAAATGTGAAAAACCAGCTACGGCTGAGTATTTTCCTTTGCACAACAAAAAGCTAAACGGCTTGGACAGCTGGTGTAGAGCGTGTCGTGCAACGTATAGGAGTGGAATCAATAGAGGAAGATTCCGCGACGTTATTTCTGATGAGGCTTTGAAAGATCTAAAGCAATCAATCAAGCAGTGTGTAATTTGCG